ATACAACGGACCGTTTCATTGGACAGAAAATGACGTTAAAGACGATCCGGATAGCTCGTCGACCTGGTTTAAAACAAATTCTATGACCAAGTTAGAATCTTATAATCATGATCAATATAAATTGAACATCGCCAAAAAAATTAGTAAACATGTTGTAGTGTATTGGTTGCGTAATAATAGTGTCGAACAAATAAAATAATTCAACATAAATAATATCAATGAAATATAACCAGATCATTTTAGAGAATTTACAGAGAGTAGCTCTAAAGAAAGTTCGTATTAAAGTAGATCCTGCCTCTATTGGAGTTGCTGAAGATTTGACACGTTGTAATGGTTACGAAGGTTATGTACTAGCTGAGACAGCTGAGAGCATGAAAGTTCTTGTTGTTATACCAGGGCCGGAAGGAAACACATCAGTTATTGATGTGCCTTTAGAGTATCTTGAGTTATTGCTTCAAAACCTTAACAATATTAAGATGGATTCATTAAAAAATTTTATTGTATCAGCTCTTGAAGTAGCTGAAGATGATCCAATCATACAACAAATACACGCCTGCGAGTCAATTGATGATATTGAAATTTTTTTAAAGGACCGAGGACTCGATCAGGAAGAGATTGTAAAATTATATAAATATTATATAAGCCATGAATAATTTTGATAATTTAGTCAAAGTTGCTTTAGATGAAGCGTTAGTAAGTGACTATATACGTGCAGCAAGTAGAGCGGTAACACATACAGCAGCTAACGCTGTAAAGGGTGCAGCAAGAACAGCAGATGTACTAGCAAGTAAGTCGGGAATGCAGTATAATGGACAATGGGGATCAATTGCATCAAAAGCAAGTGCTGTAGGAAGTAAGATGAAAGAATGGGGTATCAAGCATAAGGCTGAAATAGAAAAGCGTGATTTAAATTCTATACCCTATAAGCTGTTAGCTACTCAACAGGATAAGAAGTTACTGCCTGTAGTAGGTGAAAATATTTCAACAGTAATGCCTGATACCAAGCAAATAGTACGCATGCAGGTTGTTGATATTAAAACAGATGCTATAGCGAATAAGGAAGATGAAAAAAATAAATCATTTAAAGTGAACGGCGGTGTTACTATAATTTCACAACCAGTTGAACAGGGTAACGGTAAATCCATTACGCAATTTGATACTGCTATAACAAAAATTAACGATATTAATAGACCGCTTCAGAGCACAACTATTACAACTTTTTTAAAAAATAACGCAGCAACACGTATATCACAGTTAAATGCAATTGTTACAAGAAAGGAGCATGATCCTTTGTTTGGTAATCAGACAAGTTGGCAATTACGTGCCCCATCTCTAAAGCCAGAATCAAAAATTAAAAGTAACGTGCAACCAGAAGATCATAAATCAATATATACTAATACTGAAAGTAATAGCTCTTATATATTTCGCGGTATAAGAGAAGGAGGCTGGGCTCCTTATAACCTCACAACAAGAAAGATTGGAATGCCTCTACATAACGCAGAACTTCAAAAACGAATAACAAAAGCCTGGCAGTCACAACAAGCACTAAAATTACATAAATAAAATTAATGCCATACTGGTCTACAAGAACAAAAAAGGGTACATACAAGCTCCATTATAAAAAAAATGGTAAAACACACACTATCCCAGGGGAATCAGCATCTCAAGAAAAAATAAAAGCACGCATTAGAGCTATCAATGCTAGTAAACACACTTATGAAAGTTTCGATCAAATTGTAAATAATTTGCTAAAAATATTACTCTGACAGTTGATTTATTTTACAAGTGGAATAACTAATAGAGATTATAGGATTTGAGAGAAGGGACGGGAGAGAGATATTATTTTTTTGCGATCTTTCTGTTGATTTCTAGCTTTTCCGAGCCATACTATTTTTATGAGTTATCAGAGTACTAAACTTATCGATCTTGGATCTTGTGCATTTAGACAACATGGAGCTACTCACAGTCATTGTCACTTAGTTCATGGTTATCAGTTAAAAGCTAAATTTTACTTCAGCGCATCATCATTAGATTCTAACAACTGGATCGTAGACTTTGGTGGTCTAAAAGATCTTAAAACTATTCTCAACAAACAATTTGATCATACATTGTGCATTGCTAAAAATGATCCATTAATTGAAATATTTCAACATCTTCATAATATGGGCGGTTGCGATTTGCGTATAATGGATGCTGTTGGCATTGAGAAGACTGCTGAATGGTGTTATAAAACTGCACAAATATATCTCAAGGAAAAATACAACAATCGTTGTTGGGTTGAAAAAGTTGAAGCTTACGAACACGAAGCAAACTCTGCTATCTACAGTGAATTACAAACAAATACAAGCTCGTCCAACGCAACGCCTGAAGCTATAAATGCACAAGTAATAACTGAGCCTGTTATTGAACAGCAATTCGCTCATGAACCATTATTACATCCAATTGAAACGCCGCCTGCTCCTCCCTCTGAGCAACCAAAAAACGGACCAGTACCGTTACGTAATCCTGTGACAACAGGTTACTCGGGTATATTTGATGGTACAAGCTGGGGACGCTAGTGAATGCTGAATATACGCACCAGCTTTTTGGCGGGGAGATATCAGATCATTTTAAAATACAAGGTAAACTAGCACCTGAATTTGTTGATAATTTTTTTAATAATGATCAAAAACTTGGTGATATTTATAATACACAGGTGAAGCCTGTCGGGCAAGTATCGGTAACTAATTCACCAACAAACATGAACGTCAGCTCTCTCATTGAGAGAGAGCCTGACCCTCTCGGAATACAATTACAAAATACATTGAGCAAGCTAGCAGCTGAACACGGTTTAATACCGGATTCATCAACAAATGTAGATTTTAAACCGACATTAAAAGATCAGTCCACAGAAGACATACAGCAAGCTAATTATGCTGTATTAAAAGCATTAGAAGAGCTTAAGACTTTAGGTGGTATTTAGCAGAATCAGAAGGACTATATTCTTTTGTATTTGTTACAGGCATAATGCCCTTAAAGACATGGGTGACGTAACGACAAAGCTCTGAACGTACGATATGATCTTCTGTCAACTCAACACAGTGTACACCGTGTAACTTAGCATCATCATTATCAAAAGCCTTGTATACTGTGTTAAAGCCTGATTTACCATATGGTAAATCAGATTGATCAGGGTCGCCACAGATAATCATCTTGCTGAATTCACCCATGCGTGTGAATAATGTCTGTAATTCACGTATTGTTAAATTCTGACTTTCATCACAACAGACAAACTTCACGGCAAAGTGTAAACCACGTGCAAAGTTGATAGGACAAATTGTAATTCTATTATCTTTATGTAAACGATGTATTTGAGGCTCTGTGACAAGCTCGGAGAATTTTTCGTTAAAAGGTGTCATATAGACGTTAACCTTTTCATTAATATCACCTGGAAGATATCCAAGCTTTGAATCTGAACTCTCGACAGCTGAACGAACGAGTACGATATCTGATACCTTCTTCATATTAAGAAGCTGTAAACCTAGATACATCGATAGAATTGTTTTTGATGTACCAGCAGGTCCTTTAAGAATCATTAATTTTGTATTCTTATCAAGAAAGAGATTAATAATCTCTTTTTGTTTATCTGTCCAAGGAAGCTCTCGAACATTAAGAGTGAAATCAATCTTCTCTCGTTGGGCTACGTAGGGTGAATTATCTTTGACTATTGAATTATCGTTAGCCTTAGATGTGACAACGGCGGCTGCTTTCGCAGTGCGTTTTGTTTTTTTCATCTATTAATATTTAATCGTTCACGACATACTTAAATGTGAGAATATCACCAGGTATAAATTTATGTTTACGTTTTTGTTTAATTATCCAAATACCCTTACGAAAATTCTGGTCAAAGTTCGTTCGCTCACACTGTTGTTCAATTATAAACTGCTCTTTATTTCTATATCTTTTATAAAATACACCATTCAAAAAAACATCAAACAATTTATCCTGATAGTTACTATAGCTGGGATCAGAAAAAGTCTTGCGTAAAGATATTTTTCGTCTTTGTTGATGCAGCGTTTTGAGCTCTACACTTCTGTTTTTTATAGCACGTTTTATCGATTCACTATGCTTCTTACCATACCTACGCTTAATAACTTCTTCGCGATTCGGTAGGTGAGCTGTCGTGTCACCACCTGCAGCAATTCGCTTAACATTATAGTATTTACCACCCTTATAACGTAGTTCTGTATCCTTAATCATATTAAGGTAATATTGCTCCCAATATAGTATATCGCTTTCTTTTTCTATATATTTTAAAATACGTCGCTTAAAATTAATCGGTCGTCTCTTATAAGCACCATGCATTCGTCTACTCGAACAAATATATGTATCCTCTGTTCTACCTTTATGTGAACCGACATAAAACATTTTTTTATAGGTATCATACCATATATAAACAAAGCCGCTATACGTCATATAAATATTTATGTAACTTGCTGTGGATTTATAAAAAGAAGTTGAATTTATAATAACTGCACTCATAATATTTCTATGGATGAAAATTATCTGTTAATTAGCGACGACGGACCCGGGTTTCTCACTATTGAGGGAGAGGGTATGTTTATAGGACAACCATCTGTCTTTATGAGACTCTTCGGCTGCAATTTAACCTGCAAAGCTTTTGCAAGCCCGGATTCGCCTCATGGCTGCGACTCATATATCTCATGGACGAAGAAAAATAAATGGAGTTTTGATGATATGTTTAGATTTTATGAAGAAAGCGGTTTTATAAAACATCTTAGAGATAGAGCTATTTTAAAAATTACCGGCGGTGAACCGATGTTAAGACAGGAGCCGCTTTTACGTTTCATAGAGGCGTTTAGAGAGCGGTATAATTTTATACCACGTATTGATTTTGAGACGAACGCAACAATTTTACCGGATGAGCGTTGGGTTACGGAATTTAAGGCAACATTTACTACATCGCCAAAGCTTAGGTCAAATGGTGATCCGGAAGAAAAGACCTACATGCCTGAAGTTCTTAAATGGCATAGAGAACATTCCTCAGGCTTTAAATTTGTAATTAACGTATCAGAAGATATTAACGAGATTTGGGAGAAGTATGTTGATGATAAACACGGTATTAATATACCTAAGGACCGCATTTGGTTTATGCCCTGCTGCGGCTCGCGAGCCGAGCATATAGAACGCAGCACTGCTGTTGCGGAGTATGCAAAAGCACTTTGTGTAAACTTTAGTCCGCGATTACAATTAGTAATCTGGGATAAAGCACTACGCGTATGATTTGATAAAACAAAACTATATTGTAAATATAACAACATGAGAATTGCTATTTCTGGTTCAGCCTGTCAGGGTAAAAGTACACTAATTGACGATATTATTAAAAAATGGCCAATGTATAAGCGGTCAGATGAATCTTATCGCAAGATTATTAAGGATGAAAGTATTCCTCTTAATAAAGAGGTTACTGAAGAAGGTCAATGGAGAATTCTTAATTGTCTTATTGATGATATACAAAAAACTACTGCTGATGATTACGTATTGTTTGACCGCTGCCCATTAGATAATTTGGTATATTCACTTTGGGCAAATGGCAAAAACACAAATCAAATAAGTGATGAATTTATAAAGAAGTGTATTCCTCTTGTCAAGGAAACAATGCATGCATTAGATATTATCTTCTTTACACCAATAACGAAATTTTCTCCTATACCTAAGGAAGCTCGCGAGACACGTAATATTGATGAAGTATATATCAAGGAAATTGATAACCTGTTCAAAGCAATTGAACATAGTTATACGAGAACTGGAGCGTCTCCGTTTTTCCCTGACGAGGATCGTCCACCAATTATTGAGGTTTTCGGTACACGTGAAGAGCGTATAGCTATGATTGAGCTATATGTAAACAATACAGGTGATGCAGTTGTTGAAGAGACAAGTGTACTCGATAGCGCTAATCTTGATCTTATATCAAAGATAATGGGTGATCAGAAAGAAGTACAGAAAGCTGAGCAGGAAGAAGAAAAATTCCGTACAGGTATTATTCGTGCTAAAAATCTCGGCGACGTTTAAATTTAAGGCTGAGCATTATACGTTACAAATAATCTCACGTTGAACGGGATTGCTGTGCTAACGTTATAGGGAAGATTTACTTGAGCTGTTAAGTTTGAAGTACCTGGCGGTTGTGTAATATTTGTAATGAATGGTTGTGCTGAAAAACTAACAGTTGTTGTAGTGTTAGGAGATATAAAAAATGAAGATGTGTTAATATTAGCTAGAACAAGAGGGACACGACTAAAGAAACTTGTCCATGTACAACTTGCTGATGATGTACCTTGCAGAATAGTTGCTTGGAGAGATACATCGTATATGCCAGTAGAGTATGCAGTAAAAGTTTGAAGTTGTGTTGTAAAACTAGCTGCTGTATAAGCGGTAGCATTTTGTACCAGGGTTGTTGTAGTAGCAGATAGCGATGTGATTTGTGAAGCAAGTGTCGATGAGACGGAATTTATTGTGGTAAAGGTGCTAGAAGAAACAGCTGTAATCTGTGTGTTAAGTGTTGTGTATAACGGGTTTCCGCTATAATCAACGCTAGTAGGTGTAGCACTAACAATTAAACCATTAGCAATAGTAAAGCTATCATAATAGTTACTGCCAGGAGTAACCGGTGTATATCCTTGCTGACCACCAGTTGTAAAATACTTAGCCGCCGTCAAAGAAACGACATTAATACCACCAATAAATGTTGCATTATTACCTGTAAGGTTACCTACCACAGTAGCATTACCATTAATATCTGTCTTAACAACATTTAGAGTATTAAAGGAGATAATTTGCGTACCGTTCGCTGTCTGTAAAACAAGGTAATCGGTAGGAGTTGCAAGTTGAGCCTGCGGCAAATTAAGAATACTCACAGTTGTACTATTGGTAGGTGTTGTTGCCATCGATAGTATTTAATATAAAATATAAAAATTAAACATATGGCTGAAAAAATTGGAGTTGGTATAATTACATGTAATAGACCGGATTTTGTACATAAATCTATTTCTGCTCTCTTTGCACAGAAAGAAAAATCATTCTTTCACGAAGCTATTCTTATTAACGATGGAAAAGAGATTACTGAATATGACTTAAGCGGCATTACGACCATTAATAATTCAACTAATATCGGTGTTGGTGGGTCAAAAAACAAAGCATTTAAATATCTTCTTGAGAATGGCTGTGATCATATCTTTCTTATTGAAGATGATATTATCATAAAAGATCTTAATGTATTTCAAGCATATATTAATGCGCGAAACGTAACAGGTATACAGCATTTTATGTTCGGGTATCATGGACCTGCTAACAAAAACGGGATTTCTGGTGGTAGACCTGTCCCGCGTTTTATTGTTGATTATGGTAATAATGTTCAGATTGCGATAAACGGTAATAGCGTTGGTGCATTTTGTTACTACACCCGCGAGGTACTCGAAAAAGTAGGCCTAATTGATGAAGAATATTCAAACGCATTTGAACATGTAGATCATGATTATCGAATAGCTAAGGCTGGATATTGTACACCGTATTGGAATTGGCCTGACTTGGCGAACAGTATGGATTATTTGGAAGAGATTGAATGTTCAGAAAAGAGTAGTTCTATCCGACCGAGAGCGGATTGGAAGAGCAATATTATTAAAGGTACAGAACTCTTTAGAAAGAAGCATGGTTATATGCCTGCGTATCACGACTTCGTACCCGACACATCAAAAGATGATGTAATCACGTTTCTTAAAAAAATAAAACCAAAAAATTAAACGCATGAAAATAAGCCTACTTGTACCTAGTCGCGAACGACTTAATTTAAAATTGAATCTTATATGCTCTATATTAACAACAGTTAAGGATATTAATAACGTTGAATTAATTTTCGGTATTGATAAAGACGATCCGACGCGTGATATTGTTTATAAGATAGCTGCTGCTATTCCGTTTGTAAAAATTGTTGATATAGAAAATAACGGTAAATTTATTGGTATCAACCGTATTTGTAATATTTTAGCTGCCAACACAGATAGTGAAATTTTTGGTTATGTAGGTGATGACATGATCTTTAAAACACCTGATTGGGACTTACGTATTTTAGAAGAATTTAATAATAACAATTGTCCCGCCGATAAAATTAAATTAGTACATTGCTATGATGGTCATAGAAATTTTGATGAAATATGTGTTAATGCGTTTGTACATAGAAAATATTATGAAGTACTAGGTTATTTTACACGTGAAGAATTTTTAATAAACTGGTCAGATCAGTGGATGTACCAAACATTTAATGCTTTTGGTCGCGTAAAATGGTTGAAAGATATTCATATACAACATAATCATTGGATTTATGGTGAAAGACAAAAAGATAAAACAGCAGATAGAATGCTATCAGATCAAAAAGATATAATTAGCGATCAATTATGGCATGATCTAGTGCCTGAGAGAATTAAAGCTGTTGAAATATTAGAAGAATATCTTACAATTAAACCTGATTGGTCTAAAGTCGATCGCAATTAAAAAACATATGAGCAAATATTCCCCTATACCGAAACTTTCTATCTTAATACCGTCTACACCTGCGCGCGCGCAGAATAAAATGATAGAGTTATTTACAACTCTAGAAAAACAAATTAACAAATTAGATAACCCGAGAGATGTTGAATTACTTGTACTGCTTGATAATAAGCGTCGCTCTATCGGATATAAAAGAGAATCTCTTTTACATATTGCGCGCGGGAATTTTATTGCTTTTATGGATGATGATGACGTCGTTCATGATTTCTATATAGAAGAAGCAATTAAAGCAATATATAACGCACCTGAGGTTGATGTAATTACATTTAAGGAATATGTTTTTATTAATGATTCACCTCGCTACGAGCTTACTTTTGAGTTAGGTTATAAACAAAATGATGCCGTGCAGATGCCTAATGCTAAGCGACCACCTTGGCACTGTTGTTTCTGGAATAGAAAGCTAGCACAACAATATCATTTTCCTGATCTTATGTATGGTGAGGATTGGGCGTGGGCAGAACCAATTAATAAAGTTGCAAAAACAAGCTATCATATAGATAAATTTATGCGAACATATATCTATAACGATAAAGTAACTGAAGCAATCTCGTAAAAATGACGCGGGATACACTTATAAAGTATTTTAATAAAAATACTGCGCTTGAAATTGGCGGACCGAGTCAGCTACTTGAACCATATTATAGCGGTATTAATGACTTGACACTTTTTAATCATAGATCTTCTATGAGTGTACATTCACAAGGTGCAATTAATCATAATATTATATTTGGAGACGCTACAAACAACGACGACTTCAAGCAACTTAACGGCAGTAAATTTGATTTAATAATTTTATCTCATACATTCGAGCATATTGCTAATCCTATCAAAGCATTAAAGATATGGGTAGAATTGTTAAATAATTCAGGTACTATTATTAATATCGTGCCTGATAAAAATTATTGTTGGGATAGAAGTCGAGCATATACTGAATACAACCATATAATTGATGATTATACTAGCAATACATCAGAAAATGATCTAACACATCTAGAAGAGTCGTCATGCATGCTTGAAACGAGACCCACTTATTATAGTGACGTAGGTACAGATAATGAAAATAGAATTATACATCATCACGTTTATAGTAAGAGTGTTTTAGAACAAGTTCATAAAGCTGCAGGTTTTCGAACAATTGAATGTGATAACATATCTACCGACCCTCTTCAGTTAATATATATTGGAGAATATTATTATGAATAATGTAATGTTCTTTCATATTGCTACAATTGGCAATTATCAGCAAATAGTAGACAGGGTCTTTTCATTATTAAAAGAAAGTGGATTATACGATAATTTATATAGAATTTATGTTAACATAGCCGGTGATGGTGATGTTAATTTTGTCAATGACGACAAAATAAAGACAATTTCCGAACGATCACCACTTAGTAGTTTTGAATTTACTACACTTGACTATATTAAAATTTTTGCCGAAAAACATGATTCAAATATCTTATATGTACATACAAAGGGATGTAGTACGCCTGGTAACCCGTGTATTGATGATTGGCGTGAGTATATGTTATATTTTAACATTACGAAATATCAAAAAGCGCTCCAATTACTTGAGACAAGCGAGGCTGTAGGTGTTGACTTAGTGGATCAACCAGTTAAGCATTTTTCAGGGAACATCTGGTGGACTAAGACATCGCATATTAGACAATTGCCTAAAGTAATTGAATTACCGGTTGTTTTAAGCGAAAGACATAAGTGTGAATTTTGGGTTTGTAGCGACTTGCAAAAAAAGTATAGCTCGCTACATAATAGTAATATCGACGTCTACAGTAGACATCTTGTTAGATACCCTTGCTCTTTATATGAAAATAGTAACAATTAATTTTATATTGCATCATAGATATAGATACTTTAAGCACGTGGCACGTGAACTTATTAAGTTAAGTGATGATATTAAAAATAAATTTGATGTAAATTTGCTTATATCTGATTATAACGATGATTTAAAAGAAACGATTAACAATCTCAAAAAAAATAAAATCGAAACAAATACGTTTTACACCAGAAGCAGTGATAATTATATGTCAAAAATACGCACTGCTATTGACAATAGTAGCACGTACGCAATTTCCATTGATGAAGATATCTTTATACCTCATAACGTCTGGAAATATTTTATTGAAAATATTAATATATTAGATG